CGCGTTTGGCCTTGGAAGAAATTCTGGAAATTGTATCCACTGTCCGTTCCGTCAGGTAACAACAGCTTCAGATAGATCCCAATGGCCAGCATCTATTTGACCCCCACCTGACGGCGGACTGCTGGTCGATTGCGCAGATCGCTAAGAACCTTGGCCTGAGCATCGCGAGCTGAAGTCTTCATACCTTGGGCGAATTGCTCCACTGTAACGTACTCAACATTGTTGATGACAGTTGTCTCAGCGCGGACATCAATGGGGCTGCTGTTTATCGCAGCAATCCGCTCCCGTTCCATAATTCGCTCCTGGGCGTAGGAATTCGTCACGCTGATGGCCTCTGCATTATCAGCGAAAGCATCACCAGAACTACTGGCCCCGCCTCTCATCGAACTTCGTGCAGCTCCAAAAGCATCCTCATTGGAAACAACAGTGCCTGCAGTATCGGGGACAAAGAGTTCTGGCCCCTTCTCGCCCACAACAGAGACCTGGTTTATAGGTGGCCTACCACCATCAGCAAACATCCTTGGCTGCTGTGTTCCGAAGAATGGTATCTGTTTGCCCGCTTCGAATGGTGAACCGGCATTTCTAGACAAACTGTCCACCAATGGGGTTGGAGAACCTCCAGGAACGCCACCACCGAAGAGTTTCAGCATTCCAAGTGCTTGCATCACCAGCCATTCTTGAATCATCTTCATCGCCATGCCGATGAAGGCATCAGCGATCCCCTTGAAGGCGCTAGATAAAGCCTGTTGTGCCGATTGTGCGCCAGTTACGACAGATCTGAAGGCGCTAGTCAAAGAAGCTGCAATGCTGGTGGCCAATTGCTTATAGGATTCCTTCAGCTTGTCTGCCGCCTCCGCACGTTCTCTTAATGCATCTCGCTCCTTGACCAGGCTAGAAGCCTCGGCCACATCTTCAGCGGTCCCTCCGGCCTCTTTGATGGCTTTCTTGAGCCGCAGAATCTCTTGATTCTGGCGGATCAGGTCTTCGTTGCCATTCAGCTTGGCCTGCAATAGCTCGACTTCGTCCCTAATCGGTTGCAATGTAGCGCTGACCGTCTCCAATCTTTGCTGCTCGGCCTCCGCCAGCTCTTTTGTCTTCAGGGTTAGATTCTTTGCATTCTCTCGTGCCTGCTCGTCCAGATCCAGCTGGTTGATCCGTGCTTGGAGAGATTTACCTTCTTCAGTATTCAAACCACGCAGAGCAGCTTCTTGCTGATCCATCAAAATGAGCATCTCTTTCTCTCCTTCAAGCCTTGCTTTTGTGAGCTCGTCTCCTCTCAGCACTGCCAGGTTGATCCGCTCTTGCAGCGGTGCAAGTTTAGTCTTTAAGGCCAGCGTTGCTTGAAGGGATTCTAAATCGTCTGTAGCAGGTGCACCTCCTCCTCCTCCACCCGTGGGGGTTGGTGGTTTTGGAGTTTCTGGTACTACGGGGTCATATATGTCTGCAAGTCTCTTGATCTCTTCCATGTCCAGATCTGCACCCTGTTCTGGCCGCAGATCTGTCAATTGAATCTTTCTTTTATTCAGCCGATCAATGGAATTGGAAAGGCCATCTACCGCAGTCGAAGCGCCATCTACACCAAAAATGAAGTCGAAGATCTGCTCAGTCCAAGAAACCGTTTTGTTCTCGGCCTTGACTATTTCCTTCTCTAGCTCCTCGATTTTGTCTTCAACCTCTTTGAGTGGAGACTGTCTAAGAACTCGGTTAAAATCATTGACGGCATCAACGGTCTGATAGGTCGCGTAGCCAACAGCTGCAACTGCGATTGCTGCTGCTACCCATGGTGTGGCGGCCATCGCTGTTTTCAAAGCACCTAACGCTACTGTTTGAGCATTCACCGCGACCGTTGTGGCTTTAATCGCACCACCTGCTGCCGTAAATCCGGTGACAACAGTCGCAGTGATTCCAGAGAATGCTGCCAGCGTAGTCGCCAATTTCCCGAATAGGGCAATGACGCCAGGCAATCCAAGCAAGGACAGCGCAGCTGAAATCGCCAGGAACCCTCCTGCCGCCACGGTGGCCGCAGTGCCGATTGCGATGAGTGGATCGGGCAGCTTGATCACCACGTTCAGCAGGCTGGCTAGCGTCTCCTGCAATGGATTGACTACGGGCAGTAGGCTCTGGCCGATCTTCTCAGACAAGCCACTCAGAGCGTTGCTGAATCTTTGACTGACCTGGATATTGTCTCTTACTGCAGGCCCATACTTGTCACGCAAGGCCGAGGTTGCTTTGATGATGATGTCGGTGGTTAATTCCCCATCCTTAGCCATCTGACGGACTTCGGTAGCACTCTTGCCAGCCGCTCTTGCGATTTCGTTCAAGAGTTCTGGCAAGGTCTCCGAAATTGTCTTAAGCTCGTCACCAGTCAGCGAACCAGAACCCAAAGCCTGCGCTAATTGGTAGCTAGCTGCTGCGGCTTCTTGACTGCTCCTGCCGGTAACGACCAGTGCTGAATTTAAGCCTTCATAGACGGAGACGATATCGGTCAAATCAGCACCAGACGCTCCAAGTCTGGAACCCAGGTTGAACAGCGATTTTGAAGACTCTGCGACGCTGACCTGGAATAGATCTGCCAGCCTTGCAGCTTCCTTCTGGATGCCTGCAAACTGAGCATACTCCTTGGTCAGCATATCGAGCCGTTTGCCCGACAATTCCAGCTGTCGTGCATCGCCGATAGCATTGCCCAGCCTCTGGCCGATAGCAGCAGAGGCCAAAGCAGAGCCAAGCCCTCTGACAGCATTTGACAATCCTTGCGTGGAGGCCGTTGCAGTCTTTGTCGATCTTGAAAACTGCTTGACGTTGTTCGAGGCCTTACTCGATGCAGCACCTACTCCTGCATATGCTTTCCTATTTGCCTTGAGAAGTTGCGTACTTTTTTCTAGCTCTTCATTTAAGGCTCTGACCGCTCTCCCGCCGAGAACCTTTGCAACAATATCGACTGAATATTCCTGTGCCAAGCTCAGCGCCCGTCCTTTTTAGATTCTACCGCCGTCCTTTGCGAGCCTTTGCGAGTGCCGTCCTCTCTTCATCCTGTTGCACTCCGAAATAGGCCATCCAGAGCCAAAGCTCATCTGTGGTGGCCTGTTCTCGCAGTTCTCCAAGAGTCTTATGAAGTTTTTCGGCGACGAGGAGTTCCACCATCAGGTGATTGTCCTTCCGAAGCTGTTCCTTCAGGACTTTTCATGTCAAGCTCCTCATCGTCTTCATCCTCCTCTTTCTCAATCAACAGCTGGATCAAAGACTCCACCACGGATGCCGGTAGGCTGTTCCGCAATTCTGGGAGGTCTCCCTGATGAAACATCGCCACACCATCTGCATCCTTCGCTTTAGCTGCCAGTAGCTGAAGAGTGAAGTCTGCAGGGTCGTCTGTCTTGGAATTTCGCTGAGCTCTGGAACGCTCTGCAAGCGTCAGCGGTGTCATCCAGAATTCAAATTCATTCCCATCTGGCAGCAACACTGCTTTACGGCTGGGCTTCATGCTCACTGATGCTTTGAGCTTGTCTAGAGCACGCATAGAGAATCAACTGTTACTTCATTTTAGCACCTAATAAAAAGCCCTGCTTTCTCAAGGCAGGGCAATCAACTCGACAATGGGAGTCTATCAGGCCAGAAGACCAAACGCTGACACCATCTCCTTGACAGAGAAAGTGAGTTCAGCAGAGGTTGGATCGTCGGGGTTGACGGAGAATGACATGCCCGAAATGTTGATGAAGGCATCGACAAACAGCGAAGCGTCGTCATCCACACCGTTGGAATCTACCTGCGTGCAAACGTATAGTTTGGCACGAGCTCCAGTCTGGTCCTTCAGGACTGAAGAGCCCAGAAGACGGTTGGAGATGTTGCTCTGGTCGCATGTGAAATACACGGTCATAGTGCCCGTGGCGGATGCGTAGCCAGATTGGGTCTGCCTGAATTTCGCAAGCTTGCTGCATCCGTCAGCCACGCTGTCGAAGCAAGGAAGCGTTGTGATATCTAGCTCCTCGCGGGAGATATCCAGCGAGAATTCGCGGACGCCGCAGACGGCATAGAAATCGCAGAGCTCAATCTCGATGATTCCTGCGTTGGCAGAACCCGTTCCACCATCGCCAGCTGCAGCGATAGCAGTTCCACCAGCTGTCGCCGACAGTTCAATCCAGTCCGCGTCGACTGCAACGATGTAATAGGGGCTGGGACTCCCTGACGTGCTGGCAGTGAAGGAACTGTCAATGTTAGCATCAGCGCCTTCGGTCAGGCAGACGATGTCGCCGACCCGGAAGTCATGCGTGCATGGAACAGTGATATGGGTGGTGGTACCATCTGTTCCGAAGTCTGAAAAATCTCCCAGACAAAAAGTCGTTCCAGGTGGTTTAAACTCAATGGAGCCATCCTGTCCAGTCAGGACAGAATCTCCGCAAATCTCAGCCATTTGGCCTCCTCGAAAAAAGTTGGGTTACTGGGGGTGTATTTGGGGATTGCCTGTGGGGGTACAGGATAATTCAGTCTAATTTGCCATAAAAAGCAGCTGTCACCGTGAATAGCTGATGCACGCCATTCTCATCTGTGGCGATAGTTCTAGGCCCGTCTAAATTCCTCAGCCAAACCTGCGTACAGAATGACCATCCCCTGAGCACTTCAAAGGCTGCCTGTTCTCCAGGCGCACTACCTGTGTTGGCTGGAGTCCGTATAAAGACCGTTATTGTGCCACCGATGTTGTCATTGCCTGGGCAGCCGATAGTGTCCCTCTTGACGTCTGTGAAGGTGATGCTGATCGAGGCATATGCCTGCTCCGCATCAGGCTGGGCATGCGCCACATTGTCATAGAAGATGGTGGGGATCCCCCCAGTGATGAGAGAGGCGGTGGTGTTTGCCTCCAGAAACCCACGTATGCTCTGGTAGCTCATAGCACCCTCTCAGCTTTCTTGACAGCTTTATCGACCACATCTTGACCATTAGCGTTGAAGTATGCCCTGAACCAGTTCGGGTCCTTGCTCACCGCGTAATCGCCGAACGCGAGTTTTTCGGCGTAGGGTAGGTTGTTTACTAAGTTATTCTGCTTCCTCCAGTCCAAGGGCAGCTGTCTTGCATCTGTCTGTGGAGAATTCGTAGAGTCTGTGGTTTCGTTGTTGGTGCCAACACTCGCAAACCAATTCGACCGTAGCCTGCCTGTTTCGACTGGGCTGACCTTAGTAGAACTCAGATCACTCTGAAACGTGACCATCGTGTTACGCAGCACGTGATTGAGGAATCTGTCTAGATCCCTGCTCGCATTGCGTATCTTCTTTGTCAAGATTCAGCCCTCACTTTGCATGCGTAGTTCGTGTCTCCAGAATA